CCGATCCTCCAGAACCCCCTGCAGCAGCACCACCTCCAACCCGTACAGAAGCAGTAACAGTAAACTGCCCTGCAAGAGATCAAGAACTAAAAAACCCTGTAGGAAAGATCCTAGAGGGTAATAAGAAAATTACTGGATATGAATTGGTAGGTAAGGAATGTATAATGGTTACAGAAGATCTAGGTATTACAGATCAAATTGTATCTAACATTCCCAATGCTGGGATGGTAACAACTACTGCGAGTATTGCTGTAGTTGCGACGAGTTCTGCACTGCTCGCAAAACCCGCTGTCGATCTTCTTTTGAAAGTGGTGAAGCCGACTGTAAAGAAGATCCTGAAGAAGGTATCTCAGATTCGGGGGAAGGTATCGAAGATTGAGTCTGTGAAGGATCGCCGTCGCGACCAGCGCCATAGGAATCGGGCGATACGGATACTTCGGGGGAAGGAATAGTATGATAGTGAGGAGAAATCTGATTCTTATTCATCACTACAACGTCGGCACACACTGAATAGTAAGGACTCTTAGGATGGAACATGATTCCTTCCTTCATTAGACTGCCACAATTCTTGAGACGAGCAATCTCAAAGTCCAATCTTTTATTGGCAGTCAACTGACTATTCAATTCGATCTGTGTTTGTGCTGCCTTCTTACAAAGGTCTTGTAAATTCTTATCTGTAGGTGTACTCCAGGTCATAGAGAACCCCAAACCTAAACTGAAATTATCTTTCTGTCCAGTTCTAGTTTTTTTATGGAAGAGGATGTCGCCAGGATTATCAATACGTCCATCATCATTATAATCTCCTACATCATATACTGGATCGTCATAAAAGTCTTCGTATGGTCTAGCAGCAGAAGCAGTTCCTGTTACATACGGTGTGAAATTGCGAGTGGGACCTTGACATGATACACCTCCTCCGTATGTGTTTGTAATATATGGTCCCTGAAGGACTTGAATAGCTTGGTTTGTAACGGAGCCTGAACTATTAGCCACAGGAGAAGCAGTAGCAGACACACCACCAATAGTTTCAGCATAAGATGGACTAGCAAATAATAATGTTATTGGGAGAAGATACTTGTAGTATCGGTTATGCTTGTAACCTCGGTCGTTCTTTGTATAATTGTTTGGTTGCTCAAACCAGGACCTGAATACGTTTCTGTGAACTGAAACGCTCCTCCTGGTATCGTCTGTGTGAAGTTTGGTCTGGTTGTTACTCCCTTCCATGATGATGTCACTCCGTCAATAGTTACATTGCTAGAACCTGTTCCAGGGCTCAGCGTACCATTACTAGTTATACCACTACCTGTAGCAGAATATTGGTAACCAGTATTATAATCCATGCTATTTATTGTCTCATTTATCGTCTGAGTTGTCTCCGTCCGGCTCGTCATCGACCCCTGTGTGAAGTTTGGGACCACGGGGACCGCCAGGGCAGCTGCAGGTATGACACTTGCAACCACCGCACTTAGGGCAGACCAACGAATCATAGTATTCATTGCGATCCTCCTTAGTCAATTACAGTGATCTCACTAACATATTGGCCAGTTGCAGTCGTTCCAGCACCACCAGCAGTCACGGTGAGAAGACCTGCAGAGGTGACTGTACCAGCTAATGTACCTGCTGAACCAGCAGTATAACTTGTGGTGTTTGAGAAGTTAGGAACAGTTCCTACCGTAGGAGCAGCAGTTGGGACTGCATCACCTTGAGTATAAGACTGGGAGAATGAGAAAGCAGATTCTGCAGTTCCTTGGACTGCTTCGATAGTACCAGGAGAATAAATTCCACTAGTAATAGTACCAGTAGAAACAGCATCTGCTGTGGTGCCATCAGTAGTACCGATGTTTGTTCCTGAGATACTAAACGAGGATCCAATTCTCGTTGCCTGAGTTCTAGCAGCATCAACAGTTAGTTGAACACTAGAAGAGTGTTTTGATACAAGTCCACCAGCGTTAGCAGCAGTAGCGGTCATCAGTAACATTACAAAGGGAAGAAATCTGTACATTATATTTTCCCCAATTTTATATGGATTCATGGCTAGAAGTATTTATAATTTACAGTCTTGAAAATAGGGTACAATCCGAACATATTACAAACTGATTATGGATCTAAATAATTTCGGTTGCCTTCGGGGACCATACAATTCAAACTCGCTTTATAAGGAGTAGATACATGACTGGACTGAGAAAGTTCACGGCAAAGGATATGAATGCCGTGGTAGATGCTGTTGAAAGATACAGTGTTGGACTAGATGACATTGTTTATAGACTACATTCATATGGAATGGGTAGTGTCAATGAGGCATATCCACCATATAATCTGGTGAAGGAATCAAACATCAAGTGGCGTATTGAGATGGCACTTGCTGGATGGTCACCTGAAGAGGTTGAAGTCTCTACTGAGACTAACGTTCTCCTAATCAGATCCAAGGCAGCGAAGTCCAAAGGGGAAGAAGAGTACATGCACCGTGGCGTGTCTACTCGGACATTCGCTAGAGGGTTCAATTTGTCAGATGATGTGGAAGTCACCAAAGTGACTTTCCAAAACGGGATGCTTATGATAAACTTACAGAGGATCATTCCAGACCACCAACAATTGAAAATCTATGAAATCGCGGATACTTCAATTCCTAATGAATCCAGGGACGCTAACATCTCTCACACTGCTGGGGATGATAGCACTGATAGGGGCACTGCATAACCATGCTCATTATAAAATGAATATGGATGCAGATAGTTACGTGAGACAGTGGTGCAGATCATCCGCTGAAAATAAAAAGACCTGCATCAGTTATGGTGGCAACATGGACTACTAACCAACCTATATAAAACACAACCGAAGAGACCTTACGAGGTCTCTTTTTGTTTGAGGAACACTATGAATGTATTTGTAAATTGCTGTCCTAGCAACTACAATGGCGATTCGGAACTAGTAACAGTTCAAGTACCTAAGAAGTATACAGATGAGGTTCTAGCATATGCTCGTACACTGTCTGATGCTTATGGTATCGAAGACACCAGAGTGGTAAAGGACATCGTAAAAGAATCTATTATGCAAATTGAGCAAAGGTATTATGACCGTCAAAATCGCAAGACTAAGAAGTCGTGAAGATGTCATTGCTGACTTCAAGGAAGTATTTGGTCCTGAAGATGAGCAAGGCAACAAAAGACCTATAGCATATGCTATGCGTCTACCATATGAGATTCGTGTTCTTGAAATTGACATGAATCAAGATCATAAAGGAAGCATTAGGAAGGTCAGTGAACCTGAATTATTCTTTGCTCCTTGGGCACCTCTTTCAAAAGAGAAAGATATCTTTCTCCGAATGGAAGAAGTGATTAGTTTATATGATCCCCATGATGCAGTCATGGAAAAATACACAGAAATTACAAAGGTACATCAAGATGGACAACGTGAAAATCCTGCTCCTGAAGAACGGGGGACTGACTGATTATTTGATTGGTAGAGTTACAGAACTAGATGAAGAACCATCTGTGTTTGTTGAAAAATGTTACAAGATTCAAAGTGAGGATATGGAACAATACCCACTCTATGCGAAGCAGCGTGACTTGTTCTTGACATCTGACTCGATCTTTACTATAGTGGAACCGAACAAGGCGGTCCTAGAGATGTACCTTGACAAGGAGAAAAACGAACCAACTACCGAATGAGTTTTTACACCAACGTCGAACTGATTGGCGACAAGATTCTATACCGTGGGTATGAGAATGGTCAGTACATACAGTCACGTACACACTTTTCTCCCACGTTGTTCATTACATCGAATAAGCAAGAGAAGTACAAGACACTTACTGGCAAGAATGTCAAACCAATTCAGTTTGAAAGTCCTCGTGAAGCACGAGAGTTTATAGGCAAGTACGAGGGCGTACATGGTGTAGAAGTTCACGGATACGAGAGGTTCTTGTATCAGTTTATCTCTAAGGAATTTCCTGGAGAGATTGACTATGATATGTCATTGATGAATATCATCACTATTGACATTGAGGTTGCTTGCGAGAACGGTTTCCCTGATGTAGAAAGTTCTGCAGAGGATGTTCTCTTGATTACGATCAAGAATATGAACACAAAGAAACTTATTACTTGGAGCACAAGAGAGGCAGATCCTCCTGAGGGAGTAGAGTTCAGAGTCTTTTGGACAGAGCAAGAACTCTTGAGTGATTTTGTTGGTTGGTGGGTAGAGAATACTCCTGACATCGTAACTGGTTGGAACTGTAACCTGTACGATATTCCATACCTGTGCCGTCGTATTGATCGTGTGCTTGGATCTAAATGGAAGACATCGCTATCTCCTTGGAACAAAGTCAATGAACGTGAGATCACGATCATGGGTCGTGTGAACATTGCCTATGAAATCGTGGGTGTTTCTGTACTGGATTATCTGGATCTCTATAAGAAGTTCACGTATACCAACCAAGAATCATACCGATTAGATCACATTGCAGATGTTGAACTAGGTCAACGCAAACTTGATCACAGTGAGTATGACACGTTCAAAGATTTCTATACAGAAGGGTGGCAGAAGTTTGTAGAGTATAACGTCATTGACGTTGAACTAGTAGATCGTCTTGAGGACAAGATGAAGTTGCTAGAACTTGCTGTCACTATGGCGTATGATGCCAAGGTAAATTTTGAGGATGTCTATTCTCAGGTCAAAATGTGGGACACACTGATCTACAATTATCTTGGCAAGAGTAACATTGTTGTGCCCCCAAAACAGACATCGCGTAAAGATGATAAGTACGCTGGTGCATATGTAAAAGAACCGAAGCCAGGGTTGTACGAATGGGTTGTGTCATTTGACTTGAACTCACTGTATCCACACCTTATCATGCAATACAATATATCTCCCGAAACTCTGTTGGAACGTAAGCATCCTAGAGCGACGGTTGATCGTCTACTGGGTCAAGAGATTGATTTTTCAGAACTAGATGGACAAACTGTATGTGCTAACGGTGCTATGTACGACACCACTGTGCAAGGTTTTCTACCAAAAATGATGGAGAAGATCTATGAAGAACGAAAGATTTACAAAAAGCGAATGCTGGCCTCTAAGCAAGATCTTGAAAATTCCAAGACACCTGCAGAGACCACATCACTTCAAAAGGATGTGTCCAGATTCAACAACATCCAAATGGCAAGAAAGATCCAACTCAACAGTGCCTATGGTGCCATCGGAAACCAATACTTCAGATATTACAATCTTGCAAATGCTGAAGCGATTACGCTCTCGGGTCAAGTCTCGATTCGATGGATCGAAAACAAAATAAATGTCTACCTAAATAAATTGCTGAACACTGAGGGCAAAGATTATGTTATCGCTTCCGATACTGACAGCATTTATATCTGTCTTGATCTACTTGTCAGTTCAGTATTTGCTGGTAAGGATGTTCCTAAGGAGAAGGTCGTTAGTTTTATTGATGCCGCCTGTAAGGAAAGAATAGAACCTTTCATCACACAGGCATACGAGGAACTAGCAAACTATGTCCATGCTTATGATCAGAAGATGATCATGAAGCGAGAGACTATTGCTGACAAAGGTATTTGGACTGCAAAGAAGCGTTACATTCTAAACGCATGGGACATTGAAGGTGTTCGTTTTGCAGAACCCAAACTAAAAATCATGGGTATTGAAGCGGTCAAATCTTCTACACCTGGACCATGTAGACAGAAGATCAAAGACTCACTCAAAGTGATCATGAACGGCACAGAAGATGAAGTGCAAAAGTTTATTGCAAACTTCCGTGAAGAATTTCGTTCTCTAAAACCAGAACAAATTTCTTTCCCACGAGGTTGCAATAATTTACAAAAGTGGAGTAGTAATACTACTCTGTATAGTAAGGGTTGTCCTATTCATGTGCGTGGAGCACTTTTATATAACTTCCATCTGAAGAAGAACAACCTTACAAATAAGTATCCATTGATTCAGAACGGAGACAAGATCAAATTCATCTATCTACGAACTCCAAACCCCATCATGGAGAACGTAGTTTCTTTCGTTGGTGAGATGCCAAAGGAACTCAATCTTGAAAAGAATATTGATTATGATGTACAGTTCGAGAAGAGTTTTCTAGCACCACTACAAGTCATTATGGATACTATTGGATGGAAAGTCGAAAAAATTGCAACCCTAGAATTCTTATTCGGATGAACACTCAAACTAAATTCGTAGTAACCTACCAAAAAGCTTTCGGTTTCTCTGTGCGAGAAGAGAAAGAATTTGATATACTAGAGGATGCACAATGGTTCTCCCGTGCCATGAAACGGGCAAAATTTATCACAAACATTTTGGAGGTCAAGTCTTGAATTTTCTACAGGATGTAGCAAAGGAGATTGGTAATGAGTATGCAGGACTTGTCAGCGATGGTGTCGCAGCAGGAGACACTGGTGGTTTCATTGACACTGGTAGTTACATTTTCAATGCTTTGGTTAGCGGTTCAATCTACGGTGGAGTCCCCTCAAACAAGATCACTGCTATCGCTGGTGAGTCTTCTACTGGCAAGACTTTCTTTTGCCTTGGGATTGTTCAGCATTTCCTTGACAGTAATCCCGATGCTGGAGTAATTTACTTTGAGTCTGAGTCTGCTATTTCTAAGCAGATGATTGAGGATCGTGGTATTGCATCTGATCGTATGATGATTGTACCTGTTGCAACCATCGAACAATTCCGAACTCAGTCTTGTCGTATCCTTGACAAGTATATGGAGCAGGATGAAGCAGACCGCAAACCTTTGATGTTTGTTCTGGACTCTCTGGGTATGCTTTCTACTGAGAAGGAGATTGCTGACGTAGCAGCAGATAAGCAGGTCAGGGACATGACCAAGAGTCAGTTGATCAAGGGTGCCTTCAGGGTGCTCACACTCAAACTAGGCAAGGCAAACGTGCCCATGCTGGTCACTAACCATACCTACGATGTCATCGGTGCCTATGTGCCAATGAAAGAAATGGGTGGTGGTAGTGGTCTCAAGTATGCATCTTCTACTATCATCTATCTGTCTAAGAAGAAAGAGAAGGATGGTACAGATGTTGTTGGTAACATTATCAAATGCAAAGCACAGAAGTCACGTCTGACCAAGGAGAACTCTCAGATTGAAACACGTCTTTATTACGACCGTGGATTGGACAGGTATTACGGACTACTGGAACTGGGTGAGAAGTATGGAGTCTTCCAGCGGACTGGCAACCGTATCAAGATTGATGGTTCTTCTGTTTATCCTAAACAGATTCTCAAGGATCCTGATAAATATTTCACGCCAGAAATAATGCAAGCATTAGATGAGTGTGCAGGAAAGGAGTTTAGGTATGGCAACTGATCTGAAAGAATATATCCGTTGCTACGATGCTCTCGTACCAATGGACTTATGTCACCAAATCATCAATGAGTTTGAATTGGAGCGACGTAAAGAAGTTGTGGATAAAAAGTTTAGACCCAAGTGGACTGAGTTCAATGTGTCTAAGCATTTTTCAGAACCAACTTGGCAGATGATTCAGACACAAGTACAAAAGTATTTTGTTGATGCTGTCGGTTTGTACATCAAAGATCTAGATGTTGGTGCTGATTTCCCATCATCATATTGTTTTGAAGAGTATCGTATCAAGAAATACGAGATGGGATCTGACGATCAGTTTCAAGATCATGTTGATGTCCAGGATTACCAATCTGCTAGACGTTTCGTGTCGGTCATGCTATACTTGAACAACGCCCCAGTTGGTGGGCGGACTCACTTCCCTCGCATCGACTATGAAATCGAAGCAAAGGAATGTAGGATTGCTATCTTCCCTGCTAACTGGATGTTCCGACATGCAGGAAGACCAACCCTAGAATCTAACAAGTACATTATGGGGTCTTACCTCCACTACCTATGAGTATCGAAGAACTTATTATAAATAACCTTTTATCTCAAGAGGAGTACACAAGAAAAGTTCTTCCGTTTATAAAACCTGAGTATTTTACTCTCAGATCTCATGCTGTTCTCTTTGAACTGACATCTGTCTACGTGGAAAAGTACAATGTACTACCCACACGAGAGGTTTTGTTTATTGAATTGGACAATCGTGACGATTTGAATGAGCAGTTCTACAAAGATAGTAGAACATGTCTAGAGAATGTTACTTTAGACAGGTCTGAATACCAGTGGATCATGGACTCTACCGAAAGGTGGTGTCAAGAACGAGCAGTCTATCTTGCTCTGATGGAATCTATCAAGATTGCTGACGGTCAAGATAGTAAGAATGATAAGGGAGCAATCCCAACAATTCTACAGGAAGCACTAGGTGTATGTTTCGACTCTCATGTGGGACACGATTACATAGAAGATTCCGATGCCAGATACGCCACTTATCATAAAGTTGAGGCGAAAATTCCGTTCGACTTGGAGTTCTTCAATAAGATTACGAAGGGGGGTCTCCCTAGTAAGACGCTCAATATTGCACTTGCTGGTACTGGTGTGGGCAAGTCTTTGTTTATGTGCCATTGCGCCGCTGCCACACTCTTACAAGGTAAAAATGTCTTGTATATCACATTGGAAATGGCAGAAGAGAAGATCGCGGAACGCATTGACGCAAACCTTCTCAACGTTCCCATTCAAGACTTGAGTACATTACCCAAGCAAATGTTTGATAAGAAGATTACTTCTCTTGGCACCAAGACTAAAGGGAAACTAATCATCAAAGAGTACCCTACTGCCTCAGCACATGACGGACATTTTTCTGCTCTTCTTAGTGATCTTGCTCTCAAGAGGAATTTTAGACCCGATATTGTCTTTATTGATTACCTCAATATCTGTGCTTCTTCGCGATACAAGGGATCTCTCGTCAACTCCTATACCTATGTCAAGTCAATCGCTGAGGAACTTAGGGGAATGGCAGTCAAACACGATGTGCCTATTGTCTCAGCTACACAGACCACTCGTGCAGGTTACGGTAGCTCTGATGTTGACATTACTGATACTTCTGAATCCTTTGGTCTTCCTGCTACTGCTGATCTTATGTTCGCCCTTATTTCTACTGAGGAATTGGAAGGAATGAATCAGATTATGGTGAAGCAGTTGAAGAATAGATACAATGATGGTGCAAGTAACAAGAGATTCTGTTTAGGTATTGACAGATCAAAGATGAGACTCTATGATGTAGAGCAGTCTGCCCAAGATGATATCCAGGACTCTGGGCAAGACGAAGTAAGACCTTCTATCCTGGATAAATTCAAAGCAAAGAAAACTTTTCAAGAACTAAAGTATGACTAAGCGAGTAAACACTGATGCCTATTTGGAGTTCGTCAATGAAGTCACGTCGCAACCATCGAAAGATAACGAAGCATTCATTTATCGTATTCAAGAACTTCAAGGGCAAGACTTTCATGCCGAGCGATTGCTTACTGCTGCTGTAGGAGCATGTGCTGAGGCAGGTGAGTTTACTGAGATTGTGAAGAAGATTGTCTTCCAAGGTAAACCTGTCAATGAAGAGAACATGTTTCATATGAAGCGTGAACTTGGTGACATCATGTGGTATATTGCACAAGCATGTATGGCATTGAATGTTAGTATTGATGAAGTTATTGCTATGAATGTAGACAAACTCAAGGCACGTTATCCTGGTGGTGAGTTTGATGTTCACTACTCAGAGAATCGTCAGGAAGGTGATGTTTGATGGACGGAGCAGTACACGCTTGGCATTCCATGAGTTACGTGGAGGGGTTCTTCTTCTCTGTCTGGATCTTAGGAATGTATTATGTCAAACTAAAAATGGATAAGAGGTTTGGACGATGAATCTTACACAAGATGAACTTTGGGAAACAATTCACACTCTCGGTTGGAATGTCAGAGATGACAATATCGTAATCGAGATTGGTGGTACACAGGTATCTGGTATCGAACAACCTGAAGGATACAATAAGAAGTGGTCATCTCAAAAGGGTGACCGCAAGTATAATAAGGATGCCTTTATTGTATTGAAAAACCTCTCACGAAACGACGACACAAAATCACAACCTATGGATAGGGAGCACAAACCACATCATGGAACCGATACTACAGAGAATAGAGGACACTCCCGAACAGAAGGAGCAGATGCGAAAGATAGTAATCAAACAACAACTTGAAAATATCTGTAAGATTCTAGATGGAAACTGGTACAGACAATCTCTCCTCAACTCCAGAGGAGAAAGAGAAGAAAGACTCATCATTACTTACCCCAGTCCTGATGATCCTGGGCATAATATTGACAACACTTAGTATTATTGTGGGTGGATACATCCACGGTAATATGCACATAGAAGCAGTTTGGAAAACTCTACATGCTTAGTCTCTGGATCCACCTACGAGCATTCTTCACAGTAGTGATGGTAAGCTGTGCTCACCCTGTCAACTGGAAGAATTGCTATCGAGTGGATCAGTGGCTAGTTCCTGAAGTTGTCCAGGGTTATAAACTATGGACAGGTGAGGAAACTCCTTATCAAGAGGAGAAAAAATACATAAACAATCTAAATAATACTACGGAATAAAAACTACTATGGCAACGATGTTCAACCTTCCGTTAGCAGATGCTAAACGGAAAGCACCTACAGGTACAAAGAAAGCATTTACTGCAGCAGTCAAGAGTCTTCCTGATAAAGATTTCTTTTTTGCTGATTCTAATTGGAACGGTGGTAGGGGTGCATGGTCAATCAAAGTTTCTGAACAGAACCTAATGCACATTGCAGACAATGTGAATCTTGACACTAAAGTTGTTAGTGGTAAGGCAGTTCTAGACTATGTGATTGGAACTACAAAAATACGTTTCCTTGCAAGTAACAAACGATCTGCTAAGTCTGCAGATGCAAAGACTACAGCGATGCAAGAAAGAGCATCTGCTTGGATTATGAAGAGAGCAATAAGTGATAATGTAAGTTACAGCAGTTGGACTGATATCAAATTAGATAAAAAGTATGCAGAGTTAGAAAAGATCTATCCTAATGTCGAAGAGGAATGGTTGAAAGTTTTCTATGCACAGCAAGAGAGAATGCTCAAAGAATTTGCTGGTAATAGATTCGATGAATATAACCGTGATGGTGGGTTCATGGACTATGTGTCTGGCATAGTCAAGTCTAAGTTTGGTGTGTCCAAGAAAGATACTTGGAACCCTGCAGACATTTGGTTGATCAAAGACCAAGCAAAGATGGAAAAGATCATCAACGAAACTGTTGCTGGTAGTAAAGGATCTCAAACAATCCAAGAACTAAACGCAGTTATGCGTAAGATGTTTCGTGATCGTGATGTAGTTGGCATCTCTCTAAAGAAAGTATCTGGCAGCACTGCTAGGTATGAAGAGTACAATGTACAAGAGGACGGCCTAGATGCAGACTACAACTACGAGGTAACTAAACTGAAGTGTGATTTGTCTATCAAGTCAAACAACCAAGAGTTCAATACCCAAGACGCTAGGATTGTTGTTGAAGGAGAAGGATCTACATTTGACTTCCAGATCAAAGGTAATGATTCTACTAAGTTATCTAACCTGAAGTGGGAACCTACCCAAGCGGGTGCTACTTCTGCTCGTGTAGGTAAGGCACCTGTTGACATGGTGATATCATTACTCAAGGATAATAAAGTTGATTTTAGTAACAAGTATCAGGACTATCCTCAGAATTCTACGGACTTTGCTGCAGCGCAAGACGAATACAAAAGGATCTTCAATAAACTGAGAACTAAAAGTATTGATATGGGTGTCTCTAGTGCAGAGGAATTCGTTGAAAACATGACTGTCATGTATGGTACAAAACCTCATGTTGCAGTCAGTAAGTGTATGCAACTGAAGTTTCTTGCTGTGGTAAGTGCAATGAAACCAAAGCAGAAGAAAGAGTTCATGACAGACATGGTGTTCATTGCTGCCAAGAAGGGAGCACGCTTTGGTCCATTTGGCAAACTGTACTAAGGGGGGTGGCACAGCACTGCTGTCCGTGCTATACTACATGTATACAGACAGAGATGCATGACTGCCAACACTCATCTTGAGCACCCTGAAGACCTGGTATTCAGTGGTCTCCAGGGTTTCCTGCTGGATTTCTTCTACAGAATGCCTGAGGATCAAACGCTATCTGTCAAATGGGACGGTGCCCCTGCTCTAGTATGGGGTCGTTGTCCTGAAACTAATCAGTTTTTTGTTGGAACGAAGTCAGTCTTCAACAAAAAACTTATAAAGATCAATTACAATCATAGAGATATCGATCGTAACCACGAAGGTTTCGTTGCTAAAATACTCCATATCGCCTTTGAGTGTCTACCCGTTCCTTCGAGTGGATACTTACAGGGCGACTTTATTGGTTTTGGTGGTTCTGATGTTTTTAGACCTAATACTATTGAGTATCGCTTTCCTAGTGTTGTTGAGAACTCTATCGTGGTTGCTGTCCATACTCGTTATAGAGGTCCATTCCTTCAACCTACTCCTAGTTATGGTGTCTGTGTCGATAGTATTTGTTTTGATGACAAGCGCCTGTCTCGTTGCTACCTCATCGACACCAATATTGCTACCGTAAAATACAAAAATTCTTTCCGACAACTTGTCGATCGTGCTAAGGTCAAATGGTTTACACGTACTGTCAAGCAACCAATCGAGAACAAAACAGTTCAGTACCTGAAGACACACGTCAACAAATACATTCGGCAGGGTACATTACCTAGTGCTAGGAAAATGTATGATTCCCTACCTGATAAATATAAGTGTCAAGTAAATGTAGAACTATTCTATTTGTATCATATCATCTATGATCTGAAGATGCGTATTCTTGACCAGGTTGAGGTTGTATCTGATGTAGAATGCTTTATTGATGGACAACCTACTGATCATGAGGGTTTCGTAATTAGCAATTTCCTGCAGACTTACAAACTTGTAAATCGATTGGAGTTTAGCAAGGCGAACTTTACACTAGATAAAAATTGGACGAATGAAAAAGTTTAGTACCTTTATAACCGAAGCAGTAAAATCCTCCGCCGCTGAACAAGCAAAGAAACTTGGTCTAAACCATGTTGGTTATGGCAAGTGGGCGGATAAACAGGGGAATGTTACGCATTACTCTACTCAAGGGAAACTATTGCCCGTTGCAGATCAACAACAACCAGCAACACAAGATGCAGGACAACAACAATCTCAACCAGCGCCGCAAGAACCCGCTGTACCTGAGGCACCTGGCGAGGTCTCTAAAGGTCCAATTACTATTACATTTGGAAGATTCAATCCCCCAACTACTGGACATGAAAAACTCATCAATCAAGTAGCATCGATGGCAGGAGAGGATGACTATAGAATCTATCCATCTCGTTCTCAAGATCCTAAGAAGAATCCATTAGACGCTGAGACTAAGGTTCACTATATGCGTAATGCATATCCTGATCATTCTCATGCAATTCAGAATGATGATAAGATTAGATCTATCTTTGATGTCCTAGAAGGACTTCATGGTGAAGGATATAGTGACGTGAATATTGTTGTTGGTGGCGATCGGGTCAAAGAGTTTGATGCCCTTGCTAA